GCTGATGTCTTGGCCCTGGTCAGCCTTGGCCATCACCTCACCCAAGTCCACGCCCTTCTCAGCAAGACTCTCCACGGCAGCCGCGCCATACCTCTCTGAGGCTTGCTCCGCTGTGTATGCGCCCTTCTGTTCCGGTGCCGACTCAGGTTCAGCCTGTTGTGTCTCCTCGGGCTGCTTTCCTGACTGCTGGCCCAGCTTCTTCTGTAGTTCCGAATAGGCCTTTGCCAATTCATACGGTGACTTGAACTTTCCGAGGATCTCCTCCTCCTGCTGGGCCTCCTCCTGCTCACGAGCAAATTCCTCCACAAGGGTTTCTTGGCCAGGGGCGACCATCCCCTCAATGCCTTCAGGTGTCGTGATTTGCGGGGCAGTGTTTGGCTGACTGCCCTCAACAAAAGGCTGAGGGGTGACGTTTGCAGAAGGCGCTACTTCAGGACTCATTGCGGTTGTGGTTCAGGGTTTTGCGCTGTCATCTGCACTTCCTGAGCGGTTTGTGCAGCATCAGCAATGTTCTTCGGATCAGCAAGCTTCGATTGCATGAGCATCTGCTGCTGAGCCTGTTGTTGGGCTGCTTGCTGTTCCTGAGCCAACTCCTCTTCAGACTTGATCAATCCGAGAGTGTCGATACCCATGGAATAAGCAAGACGTTTAATCAGCTCGGTCGGCTTGACATAAGTGGCCAAACTTTCCGGACCCATTGTTTGTCCCAACGTCGTTGTAAATCTAACGAGCTGCTCCAAATCGTTACCGCGACCAACTGCAGCAAGGCCAACAGTCATCACTGGCTTCACCAATTCCTTCGGCAGCATCGGAAGCTTTTTCTCGCGTTGCAGGATGTCCAGCTTGCGAGAGACGTAAGGAACTTGGAATGTCGTCTGGAGCACACTGTAAATAGAGCCCAAGGAGTTCTCGATCTGCAATGCCGTCAGGCGAACTTCCTCTGCCGTGGTGCGCTCGGAATCGCGGACATCAGCAAGCATGAAAGCCTGTGACAGCCTGGCTTCAATCTGCGTTTTTCCCTGCATCGCCACCTGAAGGTCGGTGGATTTTTGAATCTGCAATGCAGCCACATCAGCTGGGTCTCCGGTAACAAATGCACCGTTCGGACTATCGGCCAGATTGGCCGCTTTAGTGACGCCTGATGGCTTGACCAGAAAGAGGATTTTGCTGCTGGCCAAGCTGCCTTCTGCAATGGCCTGGCAAAGCGCCTCGACGGTTTGCAGGTCAGCGAGAGCAGCGGTCTCGACGTAGCTAATTCCGTACTGCTGGCCATCGCTGCGGATCATTGTCAGCGGAAGCCATGGCGAGACATCTTCCGGCCTGCTGAACTCACTGCCAGGAATGATCTTGTCGTTTACTTCCTGGTGCCACTTACAGACGCCGTTTCTCCCCTGGCCGTTCCTCTCCCACTGGATGTACGTGTAGATCCGAACGGTGTCCCCGTTATCGCGGCGAGGAACAGGATTGACAATGTCGTCAATAAGACCAGAAGTAACGTCGTCATCGTCGTCTTTCGCACGAACCATTTCTTGAATCTTTTCTGGCAATGTTTCAATTGCCAGCTGCTCGCAGATCACCACCTCGAGGGGATTGCCCATCGGATCCCGCTGACAGACGTAGCGGTTCAAATGGAAACAGCGCAGACCTTCTGGGGCGATATGCAGCAACGCATTGCCGCCGACGATCAGATGCAGCAACGCCTCGTGGAACACCACACGGTCATTGCTGGCCTCAATCTCACGGAGCACCTGCCGCTCGATCTGGCTAAGTGATTGCTCGAAGTCGGTTCTTTGCTCAGGACTAACTCCCAGCTTTTGCAGCTCTGCATCATCCAGCGAGAACCGAAAAAACTGCTGCGTGGGAGGAAGCAAGCCAAGAAGCATGCGGCTTGCAAGGTTCAGGACACCTCTGGCGCCGATTCCGTTCCATGGCACCGGAAACGTCTCTTTCGTATCGGCAACCGGCTCCGAACTGGTCGGGATCAGATACGGAATTGTCAGCCGAGCGCACGCTCGGCCCCTGCTGAGGTAGTAGTCCCGGTCCTGGGCCAGGTCTTCGTAACGCTGAGCTGCTGTCTTTTTCATTAGATAGAGAGGTTGGTGCCTCGAGTAGAAGCAGATCCACGCCGATAGCCAGCCGAAGTCATTCGACCGCCAGAAGCCTTGGCCTTACGAGTTGTTTGCTGCGCTGTTGGAGCTTGAAGCTGTTCCTGACCCAAAATTCGCAAGGAATTGCTTGCTGCATTTCCGGCCCGCTTGATGCCAGCCACCTGCTCTTCTTGTTGAGCAGTTAGAGCCTCAACGTTCGCAATGTTGTCGACCTCAAGCTGCAGAGCCTGAGACTCGTAAGCGTTTAGCTGCTCAACTTGAGCGGCTGCTAATGCTGAACGCTGAGCAGCAAGTGAATCAAGTTCTGATTGCCGCTGAGCAGCTCTTTCATCAGCTTCGCGTTGCCGACGCTCGGCATCGCGTCTTGCACTGTCGTCTCCTCCGCTACACATGATCAGATCCCCAGGTTTACGCCAGCACCAGGAGTGTTTTGCACTCCAGCTGTACTGATTTTCAAGCTCTTCTTAGGCTGTTTTTTCTTTGTTGTTGCAGCTGTCGTTTGAGCTCCCTCAGGAATCTCTGTCATCTGAGAAGAGACCGTGTAAGCCGACTTGGCAACAGCTTTGGCAGATGCAATTGCTTGCTCAGCTGCAAAATCAGCTTTTAATTTTTCAGTCTCAGCACTTGCATCATCGATTTGCGATTGCAGCTGCGTCTGAAAATTTGCCTGCTGATCAGCGATTTGCGTTTGATAATCAGCCAATGCAGCTGCGTTGGCGTCAATGTCAGACTGGCTGGGACCGGTGTAAACGACTTCAGGGGCTTGAGGCTGTTGACCGAGGCACATGATTGACTCCTAGGTGATGTTGAGGCCAGTGCCCCTTGCGGAGCTGGTGGCGGATCTGCCAATCCGCAATGAGCTTTTGCCCTTACGGGTTTTGATCCCTCTTTCTCGAGCACCAATGTCCGGCGCCTGCGCATTTGCCTCCGGCGGAGGCGTGCCGATCAATGTTGTGAGGCGTCTTGCTTCCTCGTTGGCGTTCTCGACCGCCAGCGCCCGGTCGTCAAGAATCTCTTGACGCAGAACTTGCTGATCTTGCAAGGCGTTTTGAAACTCACCCTGCATCAGGCGAGTGCTGCTATCCATCGCGGAATCGATTGCAGCTTTTTGCAGATCAAATTGCTTGTTGTAAGCGTTGTAATCGGGCTTAGTAATCGTTGCCCTGTTGCCGCCACCCATGCACATCAGTTGTGCCCTCCTAATTCCATGGTGGTCAGCATGTCTTCCTGCTGCTCCTGGTACTTGTAAGCGAGCCATCTGACAGCAGATACCTGACCCGCTTTGAACATGATCTCGCGGTCACTCCAATCAAGGCTTGGAGATTGATCAGGGAATTCAGCAGCCATTGCGGCCACTAATCGCTGATCAATGGGCGGCAATGGAAACACTCTGCGGGACCGTAGATATGGCAACTGTATCTAAGGTGGCTGTAGAAGCCCAGCCGCTCATGAGTGACCAGCTTGAAAAACTTGGCGAAATCCACGACCTCGTAATTAACCTCACGCTTGATCGCTTGAGAGATGGCGATCAGCGAGCAGTGAGCGATGCGATGGCATTGCTGAAGAACAGCAACGTCACTGCAATCCCTGCAGAAGGCTCAACCCTCAAGAAGCTGGCAGGCAAGCTCGACTTCTCCGAGATGGCTGACAAGGTCGTTCCGATCAAACCGAAAGCTGTGTGACGCCTCCATAGGAGCCTGACTGGTTCACCTGTGGCCGCCAACCCAGCGCAAGGCAATCGATCGCCCCTGTTTCTTCTGACATCCACGCTTCCATGTCTTCGCGTTGAGTGTGAGCAGCACGTTCCATCTGAGTGCGCATCTGGTCCTGGGCCGCGGCCTCCACGAAATAAGCCAGAGCAATTGCCAAGGAGTCCGCTCTGTCATCTGCCTCAAGGCAGCCGCGCTCTGATGTGAGCCGACTCATCTGCCAAGCCAGCATGTGCCGGTAGCCATGCTCCGGATCTTCATCGAGCATCCGGTAGTCCTGCTTCAGCACCCGTGACAGCACGCAAAGACGGTGCTGCTGAATGATCGGGCCAAGCGTGTCGCACAAACGGTGCTCTTTTCTGATGCTGTGCTTCACCTCTTCAATACTCACCGGGTGATGACGCAACATGTGGGGCTTCAACAGGGCCGTAAACATGCCGTCGCCCATGTTGGCTTCCGCGATTACGTAATTAACGCCCCATTTCTTCGCTGTTTT